ATGAAGTTGTTAATACTTTAATGGCTGATGGAAATGTTAGTAAGGCTGAGGTTGCTAATCTTGTAGAAGTATTGACTGCAGATGGCGGTAAGTTAAATGAATCAGAAAAGTCATTAGTAGCAGATGCTCTTGTTGCACAGGCAGATGGAGAAGCTTTAAGTTCTGAGCAAATTAAAGATTCTGGAATTGAGTATAAAGATCTTCCAAAAGAAACTCCTGTTGATATAAGAACAGATGAGCAAGGAAACGCAGTTGTTATTACTGCAGAAGTAGCAGCACAAGTTGAATTATTACAAGATCCAGCAGCATTGCTTCAAGAAGCATTCTCAGATCCTGGAGCAGCTTTAGCAGCACTTGGAAGTATTGGTGCTGATATGTCAAAAGAAGAAAGAGAAGAAGCAACAGATATGGTTGTTGCAACAGTCGTGGCAGCAGGAGCAGCTATTAATGCAGCAGCTGTAGCTGCGGGTGGAGCAACGGGTGGAAGTACGGGTGGAGGAAGTACTGGTGGAGGATCTAACTCGCCAGCATCGAGAGGAGGAAGAAGATGGTAAGAATAGTAAAAAATATCCTAAAGGATATGGTAGACCAGGCATGGACTCTCCTTGGAATGTTTATAGCCTGGGTAGTTTTGGACGGTAGTGCTAAGACAATTGTTGGATATGGAATCATGGCAACAACAACCCTATGGATACTAACTAGTCCAATTAGAAACAAGGAGGAATAAAATGGCAACCAGAAAAACAGTAGTAGAACCCCCTAAAAAAGAACACCCACAAAGAGCAATAACCAATATTCTTATGAGAATTTTAGCGGTATTCGCAGCATCAGGACTATCAGTCTTAGGAGCAGGAGCAGTAGTAGGAATTGATACTATGCAGGCTGTATTCTTAGCAGGACTATTAGGCGTAGCCACAGTTATTGAAAGACTGGCAAGAGCTTTTTTGGACGATGGAAAGCTTACATTAGCAGAGATTAATGAAGCCTTTAAAACAGTAGACAAAAAGGCTAATTAGTCATATTTGGCCTTTGTTGACAGCCCTCCATAGGGATGATATACTTAGATATATCTACTTGGGGAGGGTTTTGTCATGACTTGTATCGCTGTTGTACGCCATGAAAATAAAATATATATGGCTGGAGATCGTGGTGCATCAGACGATGGTACTATTCTAGCATTGACTGCTCCTAAAGTTTGGAAGCTTGGCCCATATTTAATTGGGTATGCTGGATCTATGGATGGTGAAAGACTTCGCTATAACTTTAATCCAGACATTCCAGATCTTCGTGATACAGATAAGTTTATGCAAACTAAATTTATTAAACAGCTTAAAAAGTTTTATACAGACTGGTGGATAGATACAGGAAAAGATTCAGACTTTGGTTTGATTATTGCGGTTAAAGGACAAATCTATGAACATAGTTCTGCGGATATGTCTTTATCAAAATATGAATTAGACTACCTTGCTATGGGATCTGGAGCAGAGTATGCCTATGGTGCACTTCATGCTACAGAAAAAATCAAAGATCCACGCAGACGATTACAGTCAGCAGTTGGTGCAGCAATTAAATTTTCCCCATCTTGTATGGGTCCAATTGATATCGTAAGTATTTAGGAGAGCCATGATAAAAGACGAAGATACATTTGAGTTTGACATCTGGATGAACAATGGAATTGATAGAGGATGGATATCTCCTGTGTTTTGTAATACACATGAAGGAGATCCTTACATGACAGATGAAGAAATGCAAGAGTGGGATGATGGTGGAGACCCTTGCTTGTTTGTATTTAAACTTAAAGATCATTAACATATGATATAATTATTAGATACCTGCTCAAATGAGAGGTATATTAATTTATTCGCTTGAAAGGGGAATAACATGATGAACGATCCATGGGCCATTTTTAATGACCCTTTTTTTATTGGGTTTAATAGAAACCTAACACAGTTAAACAATGTATATAATACAAACAAGCAATCTTACCCTCCGTATGATCTTCTTAAACTAGATGAAGATACATATAGACTTTCACTTGCTGTTGCAGGGTTTACAAAAGAAGACATTGGGGTAAATGTAGATAATGGAACCCTTGTTATTAAGGGAGAAATTACAGAAGTAACAGATGCTGAAGTTGTTCATAAAGGTATTGCAGGTCGTAAGTTTACACGATCATTTGCTCTTGGTGAATATATGGAAGTAACTGGAGCTGATCTTAAGGACGGTATGTTGCACATAAATATTGATCGCATCGTTCCTGAAGAAAAGAAACCAAAAACAATTAAAATCAAGTAGTACAATATAAATGTCCCCACACAGGACCTTAGTGATGGATTAGTTACCCATTAACATAACCTGGGCCATCGTGCCTGAATTACCTGTGTGGGGCATTACATTTTAGGTGTATAATAATAACAACATGTCAGAGAAAGAATTAGCGGTTTATAACAAGCAGCAATTCAAAAGGCGACTGAAAGAAATTAAAGAAGCCAGCGGGTGTGTTGACTGCGGAGAAAATAATCACATAGTCTTAGACTTTGATCATTTAAAAGATAAAAAATATAATATTTCAAGAATGATCCATGATGGATTTTCTTGGGCAGCAATTAAAAAAGAGATAGCAAAGTGTGAAGTAGTATGCGCTAATTGTCATAGGATAAGAACATATCTTAGGTTAATAGATAAATCAGCGTAGTGTATACTTATATAATGTAGTTGTACGAATACAGGGGAGACTGTGTGATACCTTTACTTTCTATACCAGTCTTAAATAGATATGACTTATTAGATACAAACTTAGAACTAATAGACTTCCCCATTAAAGAAATATTAATAATTAACAATGGCACAGAAAAATACATACCGAAAAGAAAAGATTTAAATATTAGGGTTTTAAACCTACCATCAAACTTAGGTATGTCTGGATCTTGGAACTTAACTATCAAGCTATATCCTCATGAAAAATATTGGCTATTCTCTTCTGTAGATACTCATTGGACTCCAGGCTCACTAGAAAAGTTTTATGAAAGCAGTGGTGAGTCAAAAATGATAGCATCAACTGAAGGGTTTAGTTGCTTTTCTATTGGAGAAAATGTTATAAGAAGAGTAGGACTGTTTGATGAAAAATTTTACCCATACACAGCAGAAGACGATGATTATCGTGAAAGGTTTTTTCGTGTAGCAAAACAAGATAATCCTACAGTATTGATATATCGTAATGATTTTATTAATGTTACAGCACCATTTGGACCAGCACAGACCATAGCAAGTGATAAAAAACTTCAAGAGCGTTACGCTGCCACAAAAGAAAAAAATAAAAAATATTACCTACTTAAAGAATCTGAAGATTTTTTAACAATAGGTTCCTGGGATATAGATGTAAGAAGAGACCAAGAATGGCTACTATAAGAGTATATAAAGAGATTGACAAGTAGTTTTCAGCATGCTATAATATATTAAGACGACAACAAGGAGGCAATTATGTCAGTAAAAGGATCGTTAGAAGCAATTATCGAAGTTGCAAAGAAAGAAATTGGAACCATTGAAGGTCCAAAAGATAATGAAACAAAGTATGGAAAGTGGACAGGGGCAAACTTCTTGCCTTGGTGCCAGTCATTTGTATCTTGGGCAGCATTTTCAGCTGGCCTAGGCCCAAAGAAATATCCTAAGAGTGCATCAACATTAGCAGCATCAGATTGGTTTAAGAAAAATAATCGTTGGGCAGATGCTCGTAATGATGATCCAACTGCAGGAGACTGGATTTATTTTGATTTTCCAGATGACGGTGTAAATCGTATCTCACATGTTGGTCTTTGCATTAAGAACAATGGTGATGGAACTATTCAAGTTATTGAAGGAAATACATCTGGAACTGCAAAGGGAGACCAACGCAATGGTGGAATGTGTGTTGAAAAGACTCGTGGTTATGTAAAAAATAACAAGAAAAAGTTAGTCAACGCAGTAGTCGGCTGGGGCCGTCCAGTTTATACTGGAGAAGAATATGTTCCACTACTAAACAAGATTGCTGAATCAACAAAGCCAGAACCAGTTGCTAAAAAGAAAGTAGCAAAGGTTGCAAAGCCTGTTGTAAAAACCCCATCTCGTGTTAGCGGTAAAGGTGCAGTAATAGCATGAGCGACTCAAATAAAAAAACTTTACTAAAAACAGCAAGTTGGGAAACCTTTCACCTTGTTGGCGTTGCTGGAGTTATCTATATCTTTACTGGTGAATGGGAATATGCAAGTCTTGGAGCCTTGATCTATATTGGTTGGGAAGCTCTAGGGTATTTCTTACATGAAAGAGTTTGGGCAAAGTTTGGAAAAAAGATAAAATAATGCCAGCGTACGAATATAGATGCACTGGAGAATGTCCAGACACTGTTTTAAAAGTTCGTTCAATTAAAGAAGACGATCCAGGGTACGATTGTGAAACTTGCAATCTACCACTGGAACGTGTATACTCTAATGTAGGAGCAGTATTCAACGGTAGTGGGTTTTATTCCACTGACAACAGAAAGTAGCGGTATACTATGAACACAATGATTATAGATGATGTTGTTGAAAAAGAGTGGTTATTAAGTCCTATTGACAGATGTGATTCTTGTGCAGCTGAAGCCTTAGTTAGAGTAACTGGATTAAACGGAGATCTAACTTTTTGTGGTCACCATTATAATAAAATTATAAATAATCCTGAAGGGTACGCAAAAATGATGTCATTTATGATTACCATAGTTGATGAACGAGATAAGCTTATTGAGAACAAGTCGAAAGGTAAAGACTACTAATGTATGAATATTATGTAAGAAAAGTAGAGAATGTAGTAGATGGAGATACCATCGATGTTCTTATTGATTTAGGGTTTGATATCTTGTTTGCATCTCGTGTAAGACTGGCTGGTATTGATACCCCTGAGTCTCGCACAAAGGATCTTGCTGAAAAGGCTCTTGGTCTTGAAGCCAAAGAGTATCTAAAGAAGTCTCTTAAGGACGCAAAGTCTGTTGTAATTAAGACTGAAAAGATGGACTCATCTGAAAAGTATGGTCGCATTTTAGGTTGGGTATATGTAGACGGAAATACCGTATCTCTTAATGACATGATGATCAATGATGGTTACGCATGGGGATATCTTGGAGACACAAAGGTAAAAGACTTTGGTGCACTCAAGAAGGCTAGAGCAAAATCAGGTAAGTAATGGATGCAAAAAGTCAAGCACTTCTTGATCATTTAATTAATCAAGGTGCTATTCAAATATCAGATATTGATTCTAGTGGAGAACTTGTGTATTCAATTACTGATAAACTAAAAGAGGTTCATCCAGAACTGTACATGGAACTTAAAAGTGAGTTTGAGTATAATATGTTTGAGATGATTCAGGCTGGTCCAAAAATAATGACTTGGAAGATAAGGACAAAATAAATGAATACT